GTAGTAGCCCAACTAGGAGCTGTACCTGCACCATTAGAAGTTACTACTTGTCCTGTTGATCCAGCATTAAGTAATGCCCAATTGCCACTAGCATTAGTATAAACAATGTCACCAGTTGCGTTAGCTAAAGCTGCTAATTCAGTAAGGTCAGTATCTAAAGGTTGGTATGTACCGCTGTGATCATGTCCTGAAGTTGCGAAACCACCTGATGCCCAAACAGGAACACCAGAGGAATTCATTTGTAGGACATAAGCATTAGTACCTGCTCCTAACCCAACCCAGTTACCGCTGGTGTTAGTATAGAGCATTCCTCCAGTAGCGTTAGCTACACCAGCAATCTCAGTAAGATCTGTATCTAGTGGTTGATATGTTCCTGAGTGATCATGACCAGATGTAGCGAAACCACCTGATGCCCAGTTAGGTACACCTGATGCGTTTACTTGTAGGAGATCACCATTACTACCAGCAGCTAGATTAGTCCAAGTACCAGAAGCTCCTGTTGCATAAATGATAGTGCCTGTAGCTGCTGTTACTCCAGCTAAAGATGAGAGATCCTGATCTAAAGGTTGGTATGTACCACTATGGTCATGAGCACCTACAGCTACTGCTTGGAAACTAATAGCAGCTCCTGTACCATTAGATACGACAGCATATCCAGTAGCTCCCGGACTTAATGCTGCCCAATTACCACTAGCATTAGTATAAAGAATATCACCAGTACTATTAGCCACACCAGCAATCTCAGTAAGGTCAGTATCAAGTGGTTGATATGTACCACTATGGTCATGTCCTGAAGTAGCAAAACCACCCGAAGCCCACTGAGGTACTCCAGAGGAATTCATCTGAAGTAAGAAATCAGCAGTACCAGCAGTAAGTAAAGACCAGTTACCTCCAGTATTAGTGATCATAATATCACCAGTACTATTACTTAAGTTTAAGATTTCACTTAAGTCAGCATCTAAAGTAGTCCAAGAAGGATAACCACTAGAGTCTACAGTCATATACTGACCAGTAGATCCTTGAGTTAACTGTGTCCACGTCCCTGTAGCAGTAGCATAGATAACTGAACCAGTAGAAGATGTGGTTGTAGGTACAGTAGTACCACTTCCTGTGATGGTTCCTGTATAATAGATGTCTTTAAATTTAAGAGTAGAAGAACCTAAATCAATAATGTTAGTTGTATTAGGTAAGATAGCACTTGTTGTTATTGTTATGTTACCACCCGTTGATGGACCTACAACACTAACTGGTCCACCTTCAGCAGCAGTACCGTCATGTGTATGTCCAGAAGTACTGAAAGCACTTACAAGTTGGTCATACTCATTATTAAATAAACTAGCATTAATAGTATCCCCATCAGAGAAGGATGATTGTCTAGTGTAAGTTGTACCCATGTGTTTTATCTCCTACCTGAAGGTATTAAATCTATGTACATACCCTGTATTGAGTATGGAGGATTAGTGTCATTACTATAAAACTTAAAGCTATTAGAGAATCCACTTCCCCATACATTAACTTTCTTCATTGGAACTTCAGGACTACCAAATTTAGATGTACCAAAGACTGCTGTACCAAATAATGAGGGTGAGAGTAATGTACCTAAAGGAAATGTGGCTGGTTGTGTTAAGTCAGCATCCTCAAAATCATACCTGAGATCCATATCAATATCGCTAGTACCTTCAGGTTTAATGGAAAGCTTAACGAAATGTAATGTCTTTCTTATTCCAATATCTCCGTAATCAATATCTGGTGTCTTGAATTCTGCTGATATATTATCTCCATCAAAGGAATTTCCTTTATTGTGGAAGTGAACATATCCATCATAGTCTCCGTGATAAGCTTGTTCAACATTACTAGCATTATAGTTAGAAGTGAAACAAGATACTTCTATACCTTGTAACTCAGCCCACTCCCATGTAGGCACTCCTTGTGGACTAATCTTAAATGTCCCTACAATTCCTTTCTGTGATAATTTAGTTGTGCTGCTATTATTGTAGAATAGTCTATATTGATTCTGTGTTCTAATTACAGCACTAGATAAATCATACGAATTAATATCATTTACAATTTTATTAATGACAGGAATTATCTTATGTGAAATACTTGATAACTCGATATCATCGATACGTTCTGTTGCAGCAACTGTACGAATACCATCAGGTGCTAGGAATACAAGGTCACCACCGATCTCCTGAATACTGAAACCATCTAGACAACCAATGTTTCTTGTTACATCTACTACTGCAATATCTGCTGTATTTATGTTTATTAGTTTATTGATACTACTCTGTGAGAAGATAACAAGATCATCACGGAATGTTCTTAAACCTGTTATAGAATCACCTACATTAAGTGATCCTGCTGATGCTCCATTGTAATCTGCATCATCATATCTAGTACTGTAGTAGACTGTCTCAGGTGAAGTGCTCCAACCACCCAAGAGTACATGGTCATCGTGAGTTACACAGTACTGTGGTTTAGGTATATCTGCGTATACTGGTGACGATGTAGATAGACCGTAAGCTTTATATAAGTTTCTTTGGAACTTAAACTGTCTTGTTCCACCAACTAACTTACTCTGTAGTAATATAGCAGGTTCATCACCATTGGTCGCTGTGATCCTAGCATCTTCATTAGATAAGTATTCAGTAAACTGATACCTTCCAGATGAGGATAAGGTTACATCTGTACCACTAGCACTTAGTTGTGCTGATGTTGCCCAAGTTGCAGACCAACTATTATCACCTTCTTCACAAGCTTGTTGGGTAGTATGACTACCGCTAGAACAAACACCATAATCTTTATTCACTTTAGTCCAAGTGTACCCATCTTCAGACCAATAGATACTACCGTTCTGAGCAGCCCATCCACCTTCTTTATAAGCATGGATGCCTTGCATCTTAGCAGTTACACCAGAAGGAGTAGTAGATGTATTGATAGAAGCTGTAATACTACCACCACTACCTGAAGTACCTACATCATTAATAGTAACTGTTGGTGCTATCTGATACAGAGAACCACTAGCACTTAAAGTTACTGAAGTAATAGTACCACTAGCGTTTAGACCTACAGTTCCAGTAGCTCCACTACCATTCTCTTCAGAATCCGTTATTGTTATTGTTGTTCCTGAAGCGTATCCAGTACCACCAGATACTAAAGTAAGACTAATGACAGGACTAGACATGAACTTCCTGTAACCGTCTACTCTTCTATAACCACCATGAATAGATGCTTCAAAGTTCTTAAGTCTAGTTGCGGCTCCCGGTGTTTTGAAGAGATCAAAAGATGATGAAGTCTTATCCAGACCACCAGCAATTGATATTGCTACACCCTGTTCTTGTCCCATTGTTAGACGTACCTAACTCTATCGTCACCCATAACTGAAGGTTGTGGTCGTCCTGTGTACTCCTTCATTAACTTAAGACCACGTTTATATTCTTGAAGGGCTAAAGCAGACAGTTCAGTATTCTCTTTGAACTGCCATACGTAATATCTAGCTCTAGCTGATAATACTGAAGTCCATTGTTCAGGATATTTAACCTCATCATCATACGCAGTTAATTCAGATAGTTGATCCCAAGCATAGAAGAATATACGATACACTTTATCTGGCATTGGAGATAAACCAAACTTCCTACCACATGGAGACATGATTACTCTTTTAGGTACACCATAAGATGCAGTATCTTTACCTGCATCATCATTCTCACGATATTGTCTGTTCCACTGATCAACAGTAAAGAATCTTAATTGTTCTCTTGTGTGAGGTGAGGAATGTGTAGTAGTCCATGTACCACTTGCTCCTGTACATACTGCTTCAGTATCGTAATCAGTCCATGTTTTACTGGCAGCTATACACGTATCTGCTGTAGTGTAGGTAACATCGGAACAAACACCAGTAGTACTACAAGTACCTACTTCATCCGTAGTTAAGTAGAAGTTCTCCCAATCTACCCTACCGAAGTCTTTTGCAGTACCGTGAGAACCACTTGAATGTTTCTTTAAGAAGTACCATCTTTGTCCTACTACTGAATCTACAAAAGTATTACCATAGTAAGGTTCATCAGCACACTCTGTAGCTAACCAAGGGAATTCTGGATTCTCGTTAGCTATATCAAAGTACGCTCTATTGACAGTATTCTTAACAAAACCTTGAATGCCAGAGGCATTAGCAAAATTAGAGGACGTTAACTGAACTTCATTAAGCTCACTTAAAATACCGTTAGTAAGATTCAAATAAGTTTCGTGACTCATGTATTACATTCTCTAATTTATACAAAAGAATTTGGAGTTACCTAAAGGGGACTAACTAAAGTCCCCAATAGGTAAGTTACACTTCTTTAGTCGATATCAATAGTACCAATTACAAGTGCTTCAGGGCGTAGTACTTTACGACCCCAAACGAGCAAGCCACGAACAATATCTTCAAAGGAAGAAGTCGAACGTACTGTCTCAGTTGTGGACAATGCCTGTGCAGTAGATACTGCTGACATATGACCTGCGATAATATTCTTACCAGACAGACCAGTAGAAGTACCAGTACCTGTCCAACTAGGAAGATTATTAGACTTATAAAGCTTAAAGCCACGAAGTTGACCTGAAGCTACTAGTCCATTACGCAGACCACCATCACCCTGATTGTAGTCAACACTCATCAGCTTAGAGCTGGTATTTGCTAACTCCTCATAGAATGCTGGTTCTGCTACGATCCAACGATTCTCTTCAGGTACATTGCTGTCATCTAAAGTACGAGCCATACGAGCAAGTACATTCAGAGGATCAGTTTCACCTGAACTGTGACCAACATCAACCGCATCTGTAGTAGAACCATAAGTACTTACACCAGAGGCTGCTGCCATTGCTGCTAGTACGTTAGTATCGAAAGCATCCTTCAGCTTATATGCTGCATTGTCAGATGCGATTGCTTGCCAGTTAACATGACTGAAGCGTTTCTCCAGATCATCTACAACGAACTGGAAGTACTTAGCCTGATCGACCTGTAGTACTAACTGCTCATCAGTTAGATCTGTAGCACTTAATGTAGCATGACGAGTATAGTCCTGTACATTAATTGATGGCTCTTTAATGATGTTAACGGTATCACCGAACTGTGAGATCTCTCCCATATAGTCGGTATTTGTTACTGACTCACAGACAGCACTCTTACGAAAGGCAATCTGCACTTTCTTTGAGAATACTTCTGGTAGCCAATATGAACTCGCCTGTGCGGTAATCGCAGGATCAAAGTTCATACTTGCTCCGGTTTCAAAACCCATGATATTACTCCTTGATAATAATTAAAATAAACACTAGCCTTTAACTATCCTACCCTCTTCAAACGCTTTATCTAATTCCGATTGTAGCTGTTCGTATTGGTTAACGGATAAGTTGGCAATTTCCGAGGTAGTCCAGATCTTCTCCTGAGATTGTGGTTCATCAGTCTTAGCTGTTACTTTTACTGAATCCGCAGCAGAACCTCTAGGATCTTCTTCTTCTCCTGATACCTTTACTTCTTTAGAGACACTTACACCAGTACCTGTAGTAATTCCCGCATCTTGTTTGTAGAGATCAATTGCTCTAGCAGCTAAGGTTGAATCACCAGTATTCTCATAGATCCAAGATTGAATCGCTTCTGGTTGTACCTTAGCCCACTCATGAAAATCTTCGGAATCTCTTATCTCCCTGAAATCAGGATGCACGTTGAGCAAATCTTGTTCAGCTTCTCTACGTACTACTTCCTGTTCTCTTTGAGATAATGTCTCCACTTTCTCTTGAAGATCTGAAATCTGTTCCTGTGATCTCATATGAGCCACTGTTTCTACTACATCATAGACATCTGGATATTCTTCCCTAAAAGTAGCCAGTTCTTCTGGGGTTTTAGGTGCTTGATACTTAGGTCTGTTAGAGATAATGTCAGCTTTCATCTCAGCTTCTTTACCTCTCCACTCTCCTAGTTTCTTATCGTAATGTCTTTTAAGATCGTCATAACGCTTCTTGAAATCTACCTTCTTATATTTATCGGCAGATACTGTCTCTTGAGATTCAGTTGTTTCTTTTGTCTGTTGTGCTTCTGTTGTTTGAGTAGCCTCTTGTTCTGGATCATTAGTCGCAGTATCCAAAGGTGGATTCATAGAACTAACTACAGTCTTTTGAGGGGTCACATAAGCTAAAGAATCATTAGCACCATCAGCACCTCTCGGTGTATCTGGATTACTTTTATCCCAAGTTTTGCTTGCGTTGTAAGGATTTGCCTCCTGAGTTACTTGTTGTGTTGCTGTTGCTTGTGTCATCTTTCTACCTCCTTTAGTGCTCATGGTCTTATAATATCACATGAGGTGGCTAAGGTTGCTTTACAAAATCTGAAGTGCCTCCATGACTAAAAGGGTAGCTTCAGGGTGAAATCTTTATAGAGCTATTCTAATACGACTCTATAAGGATTGTTAATCGTTATTAATAAATCTGTGTGTGAAACTTTGAGGTGCTGGTACTGGTGTTTCCTCTATTGGTGGTAAAGGAACATCTTCAGGAGGTGGTGGTTCAGTAACAATAGCTTCATCGTAAGGAGAAACATCATCAGCGTATCTAGATCTTAAGATACCTCCACTGCCTGTCCGTACTGGATTACCTTCACTATCTCTTACAATACCTTTACCTCTCGGTACATAACCCTCATCTTCTAAATAAGTATTCTTTCTGTTAGCCCAAGCATCTGACATCTTAGTTAATAAACCACCTAAGAAGTATTCACCTTCAGAATCTGCCTGTACTTGTTTATATGTTTGTTTCTCTAGAGACTCATCGTACTCAGTCTCAGCTTTATCCATCATCTTACGTAGTTTATCTACACCTAACTGCTTAACAGCTTTAGCGGTAAAGACAAACTCACCGTCACTTAACTTAGCATTGATGCTGTCTGATGTCTCAGTTCCCGGACCTTCTACTGACCCTTCACCTTCATATACATCACTGCCCATCTCAGGTACTAAAGCTTCAGTAGCTTTATCTAAAATGATTTCTAATTCAGGATACTCTTCTAATGCTAAAGAAAGTACTTCTTGTTCTTCTGGAGATAGTGCTTGTTCTAAAGCAGATATCATTACTTGGTCTGTTTCCTCATCTAAGTATACAGGTTCTTCTTGTTCTTGTAGTGGTAAAGGAGGTAATTCAGGTTCTAACATACCACCTTCTGCGTATCCACGTTGTAACGGACTATACATAAACTTTTCCTCTACCGGAGTTGTTGGTACTCTTTCTTTAGTTACTCTTGTAGCTATACCTTTTTGAAACTCAGGGTATTGAGATTCCATCTTCCAGAGTCTTGAAGAGTCGGACATTAGACCACCAGTTGCAAAAGTAGTTAACCCTCCTTTACTCCTTTTTATTTGTCCTAACTCTTGACACGCTGCTTTATCTTGTAGACGCATACATTTAAAATACAGTTGTGATATACGGTCTTGAGTATCTTTAATAGTTCCAGAGCCTCCTCCTGTCATATCATAACTAGATTGTTGGGGATTACTAAAACGACTTACTACTCCTCCAAAGAAGCCTCCACCAGAATTGATATCATCTCCCGCTCCTTCAACTACTCTTTTCATTCCACCCATATTTAATTATCCTGTTGCAGTACCTGCTCCCGCAATTGGAGATACGTTTCCAGCAAAGCCCATTTCCCCTGATTGCGGTACACTTCCTGTTCCGATTGTGCCGTTGCCATTACCCGTAGCACCTTCTCCTGCTCCACCTTGAGGTACTCCTCCACCTTCACCCAATGGGGATTCTTGACCAGTTGGTGCAGCTCCTGCTGTTTGGTTTTGAAGTCCGATGATTTCTGCATATATAGCTGCCTCTTCTTGTGAATTAATTATCTCTTCAGGGTCGAGGTCAAGACTATAAGCAAGCTCTTGAATAATCTTCCCGATGTTGACGAATGGTGCAACAGCAGGATTCTGTACAGTCTGTAAGAACATTGTAAGTCTTTGCGATCTTACTTCCTTTTGCATTAGTGAAGATGTGCCAGTAGCTTTGATCTCTAGATCACCAGCAACATTAAGATCACCTTCATAGAATTGCATGTTCCATTGGAAGAATGCTAGACCTAAAGGTTTTAGTAAGAAGTCATCAAGATTCTTCACTACAGTCTTGATGTTCAAAGAAGCGGCTCCCATCAACATAGACATACCTGAAGCCGTGCGTGTCATGCCTTGAACTCCAGTGTGTCCATGAGAATATGATGGAATGCCTGTTTCCTCATCAGCTATCTGTCTAAACCTATCAAAGATAGCCATGTTCTCAGGAGCAGTATTAGGGAACTTCAGACCATGTACTGCTTGTCCCGGCATACCTGCCTGTCTACGGAAGATCTTACCGGGATATATTTCCATATCTTGACCAGCGACTAATGCAGCTTCATCTACATCAAACACTAATGAACCCGCTAAAGCTAAGTTATCAATAGCCATACGTGCATGACCATTCATAATCTGCTGTGCATCATTCATATTCTCTGGTACACCAACACCCCAGAATGAATATGGGTTCTTCTCATAAGGGAAAGCTTGATAAGGTAATCTCATAGGCTTGAATGGATTCATTACAAGTCTGAGTATCTTACCCATACATACCCAAGCGTTTACTTGAACTTCCTCTAAATCATCTATATCATCCGCTACAACTACTCCTGCTTCCCTAACAAACTCAGCATCCATAGTACCCCAATACTCAAATACTTCATAGCGTTCATTCTCGTTCCAGTTAGCGGAGTTATCTAACTTAATCTCATCTTCATAGGATCTTTTGGTATAATTATATCCTTGTTTAATACACTCAGCTATCTTAACTTTATCGAAGTAAGGACGATTCATTAATGCCCTTAGTTGAGATTTGTTTAGTTTATGTCTATGGATTCCCCACTCAGCTTCTTCCATAGATGTAGCATTAGGGTCTGGATAGAAGTCCCACGCACTAACAAATTCTAATCTAGGAACTCTGACATTCTCTGGCTTATAATTCCGTTCACCTGTTTCTTCGTCACGTTCCCAATTATGTAAGGTCTTATTAAAATTGAATGGTCCTTTAATAATTCCTGTTCCCAACAAGACAGATTCAAAGAGTGCATTTCTAAGTTCTGTTGCTCCATTCGATTCTTCAATTTGGTCATGAATTAGTTTCTCCATTCTACGTGCAGCAATCTGTGCTGGATTGATCTGCGGCATCTCTGGAGAAGGAGCAGCACCTTCCTCTAGTACTACCTCACCTTCATTATTTGTGTACTCTTCCTCTAAAGAACCAAGGAAGAACTTATCTTGATCTGTTTGTATAGCTCCAGGTTTTAAAGTATTACCGTCCCCTTCAAAACCTACATCATAAGGGTTGAAGTTCCCTACGTTATCTTCAGTTACTTCTTGCTCTATACCACCAGTATAATCTAAGTTACCTTCTACTTCAGGAGTTATAGGGGAGAGAGCATCACCTATCTGATCCTTCAAAGGATTTAAGTGAGCATGTTTAGCTATACCTTCAGGTATCTTAGTTTCTTGAACTACAATAGGGAAGTTAGCACCACTAAACACTACATCAGCTAATTGACCATAAGCTGCAAGTACTTTAGTCTTAGTTACTTTAACAAAGACTTTAGACTTCTCACTTTCCCTAAAGGCTACATTCTTATTATAAATACCACGATAGTTATGATAAGCTTCTAACCATCTCTTCTCATCACCTTGTCTACCACGTTCAGCACTCTCAAACCTTTCTTCAACTAAACGAGCTAACTGAGAAATAAATATTTCATTATCCTGTACTGCATCTCCCTGAGCATTATCTATAGAAGGAGATATATTATCAGCAGATATAAAAGGATCTACAGCTTCATTTATGTCTTCTAATACTTTTTTTACGTCTTTAGTAGCCATTGATGCCTTATCTGCCTTAATTAAAATACTATAATAACCCCTATATTATACACTCGAATATTGATTTTGTCAAGTACTAATATCCAAAAGTTTCGTCTGAAGGTGCATAACTTAAACTTTGCTTAAATTTAAACATGTCATCCCAAGAACTATTAGCTCTAGGTCTGGACATAATTAGATACCTAAGAGCATCATAAGCGTGGTCTTGTGCTTTAGTGTCAACATCTTCAGGTTTACTTTTATCTACGGGGATAGTCTGTAGTTCCTTAATTAAGTTAGGACAACTGTTGAAGATCTGCATCTTAGGTCTACCTGTCTCTTTATCTTGTTTTAGTTTCTCATGTACCTGTACCTTACCTGCTATACGATTCTTATCTGCTGGTCTTAGTTTATGTCCTGCCTGTACTAAAGTCTCACCTATAGTTGGACCAGTGTATCCTGTCTTATTCCAAGCAGCTCCATCCAACACACCAGAGATACTGGATGGATCATTCTCTTCCATAGTTGTAACCATATCAGCTAATGCTTCACCAGTTAATCCTTTCTTGTACAGTTCTCTGTAGATGATTAAGGTATTGTCAGTAGGATCTATAGCAGCCCATATGACTGCTGACTCTGCTGCGTAACCATAGTCAATACCTTTTACTCTAGTCCAATCAGGAGGAATATCAAAAGGTGTTATAACATGTATGTCAGTACTAAACTCTACAAATGCAGCACCTTCGTTGATGTCCCAGTTACCTTCCAAGAGTTGTTTCCTTTGGATGGGTGGTAGAGACTGTAGCATTTGTTTATAATCTGTATCACTAAGGTATGGGTTATCCTGTAGTAATGCAGGTATGAACTTTCTTGTTACCCCATCAGTTCCAATAAAGGACTCATTAACAGGAGAAGGTTCAATGTATCTTTTCTTTACCCAATAAGCACCACTACCACCGGGGTTAGCAGTACATCTCATGTACGTTTGAATATCAGGATCAGTAGTTCTTAAACGAGAAGCTAAGTAGTTCCATGCAAACTCTGTAGGTAGGTGAGTGATCTCATCAAACCCTATCCATGAATATGCCTGTCCTTGAAACCTATATACATCTGCATCCTTCTCCAAGAATGAGAACTGTATTGTAGCACCTGATGGGAACTTCCATATCTTATCCACTTCTCTAAACTTACAGTTAGGGAATGCTTTAGGGTATAGTTCTCTTGACTTATCAATAAGCTCCCTAAGTTCTGGCATGGATCTTCTTAAGATCAAAGCTCTGTGTTGTGCTTTATGTGCATACCTTAGAGGATCTACAAGCATAGCATAAGACTTACCACCACCTGCTGCACCACCATAGAGTACGTCCTTCTCTGGTGCTGCTAAGAAGTCTGTCTGTGGTCCTTTGTTTGCTTTAAAGGCTATCTGTCCTCTAGTTGGAGCACCTTTGATATCCTTAGATTCTACAGTCTTCTTGCTTTTACTTTTCTGTGTTCGTTGTACTTTCTTATTGGCTTTCTTTTGTCTAACTTTAGTTTCCTTCTTCTGCTTATCCATCTTCTTCTTACTAGCAGTATGACGTGTATGGTTTACTCCTCGTCTTGCTCCAGCTTTAAGGGCAGGGAAACCATCCTTCCTTAAGACAACATAACCTGAAGCAGATATTTGTTTGTACTTAAAAGAATCAGCTTTAGGGAAATGTTCCTTGAAGATTTCAGGGGAGATTGCCTTAGTACCTTTCAAAGGTTCATAAGAAGTTTTCCCATTGACAAACTTAGGTATCTCTTCTTCATTCCACGACATTACGTTTATCCTTTAGTTTCTTTAAACCCATAGGGGAGAGCCTTCTATTTGTCTCTTGTTCTAAAAATAGAGAAGCTTCACGTAATGAAATACTTTCTGTTTCTAACATATCCAACACTAATTCTAAATTCTCTAGTTGTTCTTCGTTAGGACTTAGGTAACCTTTAATCTCTGACTCTTCATAACCAAAAGGAATAGTGGATGTTTTACGTTTAATGTATTGTTCAGGAATATTCAGCATCTTCAATTACCTCCCCTTCTCCTACGATTGATTCTTTAGATGGTAAGATAAAGATACCACCAGATACATTATGGTCTACTTGCATCTTAGTCTCCTTAACAACACCTACCCTATCTAATATACTCTGAGCTGCCTGTAGTTTAGCATTAACTTGAGGGATAGCAACATCTGAGTCTAACACCTCTCCCATCTTCATTGCTGCTTTAGGGGCATAGGTGGCTAACGTAATGTTGGCTAGTTCTATGATCTCAGTTCTTAAGTCCCTTATCACTGCTGTTTTACTTCCTCTCTTATACCCTGAAGCTTCATAGGCAAGATCAATAGAGCCTGTATTATGTAAAACTTCCAAGAACTTCTGTTGTTTCTCAGTATATTTAGTACTAGGTTTGTTGGGGTTTAGTGACCCTAAAGTTTGTTTATTCATAATGTTTAGTTTAAAAAAGACATAAGTTTGACATAAGTTAGACTTGACAAAGTTTAAATATGTTGTTATAATATACTTATGTTTTTTCTTTTTTTTCCCTTTTTTTCTTTTTTAAGTTAAAGTTATATTCTAAAGAAATACTAAAGATGTGCTAAAGGATCGCTCAAGAAAGTCTTTAGTTGTTGTTAGGGATCGCTCAAGGAAGTCTTAGGGATCGCTCAAGAATATGCAATACATTTCTCACAAGCAGTACCTCTGACATCTTTCTTAAGGTTAGCATCTCTCAGCTCTTGGAACTTCTTGGATACCCATCCATCCTCAAAAGAAGTTACTTTAAGGTTAGCCATATTAAATCTACCATCATGATCAAAACAACATGCACTAAGTTTACTGTCGTAAGTGATGTGACCTTCAGTGAATATAGACCAGCATGGTAAAGCATCCCTCATATTATCTAACCTACCTGTGTTACCTGCTACAGGTTTAGTGTCATGTTCTCCTGCTGTTAAACCTGCTTGTCCATACAAGGGTAACCAGTAGTGTTCATCCACATAATCAATAATATCTTCTACAGCCTTGAGCATCTTCTCTTGCTGTTCCCCATCGAACTGAATAGATGAAGCAAAGATACCACAAGTGTATCCTTTCTCATCTCTCATCTTCTTAATGTTTTTAATGTTATCTACTACCTTAAGAAAGTTCTTACCTTTAATTCTTGTTACCTCTTCAAACTGTTCTTCATCAGCATTATTAAATGAGAACTTCAAAGAGTCAAGTCCTGCTGCCATGAGAGGTTCAATACGTTTAACTGTAGCTAATCTTCCGTTGGTAGTCAAGAACACATAAGGATACTTTAGATCTTCCTTAGCGTACCTAATGGCTTCAGGTAGTTCTTTATATAGTAGAGACTCCCCTAAATAGAACATACCTAGTTCCTCTACTCCAGCCTCTCTCATCTCCTTAGCTAACCTTTTGAACTCTTCTAGAGGCATCTCATCCTTAGTTCTAAGAGAGTTTCCTGTGGCACAATAGAAACACTTGAAGTCACACTTAGCAGTTAGTTCTATCTTAACTGACTTAGGGATAGGAGGAGTAACACTGCTGTACTCTTCAGTTAATCCTGTGATGTTATCTACCTTATCTGTCATAGTGTATTTCATGTTGTTATGGCTCCTGATGCTCTAAGTGAAACTCTGCTTGTAAACTAGTTATATTATACAGGAATATTCTTGTTTTGTCAAGTACTGGTTTACAATTACTTTTGGGTAGAAATGTATCTAAAGTATATACCCATGCCCTACACCCCCTATGTCCCCTGCCTCCCCCATGCATTCAATTGAATACTTGAGTCCTAATATAAGTATTCTCTAACATACATTATCATTGATATTGGCATCCACTGATTCAATTGAATACTTGAATACCTCCACAAGATCTACACAAGTATTCTCTTATATTCTTAAATCCTTAACTTCAGGCACTACTCAAGTATTCAATTGAATACTATAGTACCTCCACAAGTAGCACTCAAGTATTCTCTTGAATACGCAAGTATCTCCACAAGTAGTACACAAGTATTCTATTGAATACTGGTATACACCTGTAAACCACAAGATGTAGTGGTTAAGAATATTATTGAATACCACATATAGTTATCCACAAGTTATCCACAACCTGTATGCTTTTGATACACTTGTATCTTAATCACCACAAATTTATTTTATCAGCTGCTGCTTCCTCATAAGTAATTCTAATATAGCCTTCAGGCTTTCTGTAAGCCGTTCTACGCTGTTTTAGTGTTACCCTATACCTACCCATAGGGTACCTTGAGATCTCGATTCCCTTTTGTAATCATATACTTATATCTGTCAATTGATTACTTGATTACTTCTCTTTATCCATTATAAAATATCTCTATTTGTACTTGTGTAGATCTTGTGTTATTCGCATGTACGTGCAAGAAGTCAAGTATTCTATTGATTACTTATACTTATGTTACTCATATATACTATATTAGGTATAAGTTTTTCTTAT